ACAAAAATGGATTAATGCTCGTATAAAAGAGCGTACAACACTAGATGGTGTTATTTTAGTAGTAGCAGGCGTTTCATTCTTAATTTTCAAACCAATTGCGGCTTTAGCGGCATATGCGGCAATCGCATACGGTGCTTGGACTATTTGGAAGTCTGAGTAATTATAATTTAGAAATATCTAAATCAGAACTAGCAGGTAAATCCCATACCTGCTTTTTTGTGACTCCAACTTTTTGAGCAAATCTTTTACTATCACACTCGTCACATACATGAAAATAATTGTTTGAAATACGCTTAGGATCCATGCTTCCTCTAAGCCGTTCAAACTCTTTATCACAGCTGTCACATCTAAACACACAAACAGTTAAATCACGCTTATAGGCATGTTCCTTACCGGTTTTGCTTAGTCTAGTATGCCGTGTTTGTTTTTTGTATTCCTTTAAAAACATAACTATATTTACATTAAGATTATAAAACGATACGATAAATACTTTTAGCTAGGAGCAATATATGGAAATTTGTAACTTAACCGAAGCAGCACAGGATAGAATTAACGATTTATGTATAGAAAATAAGCAATTTGCAGTTAGTTTAAATTTAAAAGGCGGTGGTTGTGCAGGTTTTGAATACGAATGGCAGTTTATATCCGAAGATGAAATAGGCGATATGGACGAAACAATTGATACTGGTAAAGGAAAACTAGTAATAGGAAACGAAAGCATCATGTATATGATAGGATCTACTATAGATTATAAAAAAGATATAATAGGTGCTATGTTTGATATACAAAATCCTAACGCACAATCTAGTTGCGGATGCGGCGTTAGTGTAAATTTTGATATGGATAAAATCGGAGCATAATAATGGCAAGACAAGAAGTTAATATTGGTGTAGAGGGTAATGACGGCACCGGCGATAGTATTAGAGAGTCGTTTCGTAAAACCAACGAAAACTTCTCAGAACTATATGCAGTGTTCGGCCAAGGAGGTACAATTAGATTTACCTCACTTAGTGATACACCTAATGAACTAACGCCAAACACAATAGCATTAGTAAATGATGCAGGCACACAAGTACAACTTGCACAACTTGCTTCGAACTCTGCACTTGATGAAACAAAAACTGATACTATTACTTTTAGTTACGATGTTGCTGGCAAACTAATTATTTCAACAGCATTTACAGAATTAGCAGACGACCAAAGTCCAAGTTTAAATGCAAGTTTATATGCTAACAACAAAGGCATTGCTGGTGTTGCAATTACAACACAGGCAGCAGAAGACTTTTTAGCAGAACATGGTGTAGAAGTATCCATTGATGATCTTGTAATTAGTAAAGGTTATGCTGATAGACGCTACATTACTTCGGGACTACCAATTCGTATTGCTGAAGAGCCAAGTACTGTAACACAATATACATTGACTGTTAGTAGGTATATCAATAACCAAGTAGAGGTACCAAGTCATGGATATGATAGTGGTTTAAACGGAACGCCATATGTATTCCAAGCAGAAGATACAGATCCAACTAACTTAACCAGTGGCACAACATATTATATAAGATTCGTTGATGAAGATAACTTTACATTACACAGCACTCGGGAAGGTGCTGCTTCTGAGTCAAATTCAGAAGCACTAGCAACACAGATTCTAGTTAGTGGAACTATTGAAGAAAATGATATTCATACATTAACAGACGCTGCATATGACACACAACTGCAAGGTAACTTCTTAGATGATGTTGCATTACCTAGAAAAAGTATTGTAAGACGCCAAGGCGATGATATGACTGGTGCATTGTATTTGCACGACCATCCAGGCGAACTAGCAGGAGAAGGTGCTCCTAATGGTAAAGAAGATTTACAAGCAGCCACAAAATATTATGTAGATAACACTTCTTATTCATCACCTACAAACTTATTTGTTAGTACAGAAGGTGACGATCTAATGGCAGGTGTGCCAAGTGGTAAAGAAGGTACATCTTTTACTTACGCATACAGAACAATTAATGCTGCGGCTCAAAGAGCATATGAAATGGTCAAAACTGCAAAAGCAGAACCTGGTCCATATTTCCAAACTGTTACAAAAGATAACGGTGATGCTTTTGCTCCTGTTATTACAGCAGATGTTGATAGTCCAGTTTGGGAACAAACAAGATTTTTGATTGAACAAAACAGAGAATATGTAATCCAAGAACTAACAGGTTTCTTATCATTTACATACCCAACATTTACATACAACACAGAAACTTGTCAAAGAGATACAGGACTCATTCTTGATGCTGTTGCACTAGATATTAACAGAGGAACTAACGCTAACTTTTTAACACGTCAAGCAGCAGAAAGATACTACAGTAACTCAAGTGCTAGGAAAGCAATTACTTCTCAGCTTACTGAAACTGTAGCAGGATTTGAGTTTGTTAGAGACTTAGTTGAAGTAATATTAAGTAACGACCTGTATAGAGAAAAGTCTATTACAGATATAAGCAGAGCAGACAAAGGTGTTGTAACTACTAGTACAAATCACGACCTTGAAGACGGTAATATAGTTTATTTCAAAGATATAGGCGGCATGACCCAAATAGAAGGTGAAAAACTTTATGCAAAAGTTTTAACTGATCAAACATTTGAATTATTTACAGATGTAGATTTAATATCTCCTTATGATACAAGCACATACAATGGATATACTACTGGAGGTAGATTAGGTGTAGTTTATCAAATAGATGAGGATCAATACTTTGATGCAGCCGACAGTGATGCAATCGCAACATCAGCTGTTGTTGCTAAGTTTAACTTGTTAAATAATATTATTCAAAATGGCATAGATGCTGGTGCAGATACTGTTTATGGAAGCACTTACAAATTGGTGCTAGACAACGGTGCTGGAACTTATATTGACCAAGGCAATCCAGACAACACAGATGTATTGCCAGGTAAAGTTATTGTAGGTGTTAATTCAGGAGCTGTAGGTAGAGTAGTTAGCCTTACAACAAACGACGGTACTGAATCAAACAATGACACTGTACAAATGCATCTGTTAGAGGCAAAAGATTTTGAAGTAGGCGAGCCGGTTAAATATGGTAATTTTGTTAAGCAGAAACAAATTACAATCTTTATCGAGTCTGGTATTTACGAAGAAGATTATCCAATACGGTTAGCAAACAACGTTTCTATTAAGGGTGATGAATTTAGACGTGTAATTATTCGTCCAAAAGATCGTGTATCACAATCACCTACTACTGGTGTTTATTTCTTCCGAGACAAAGAATTTGATGATATTCCAGTAGCAACTGAAGGCGAACCTTTCTTCAACCAGAACAATGAACTGCAAGGTTACTTTGGATATCATTATCTTTCTACTCCTAGCCTACCTATTAATATTGGTAGTCCAATAACAAATCTAGGAGGTTATAGAGATGCTGCTCAAATCCTTGAAGACAACAAAGACTTTATAATTAAAGAAGTTACTGCTTGGATTGATGACAATCAGCCCAGTTTAACTTACGATGAAACAAAATGTCGTAGGGATATAGAATACATTTATCAAGCTGTAGCACTTGATATTGCATTAGGCACAAACTACAACGCAGTAACAGCAGGACTTGCATATCAAAGAGCAAATGCTGCCGATGTTCAAGGTGATCAGAAAGATGCAACCATTGCTTCTATTAGGTATGCAGGGTATTTGGCCGAAAACATTTTTGAAGTTGAATCAAACGACTTTGTAAAAACTCGAGTTAGAAATGCATTTAGAGAAGTTGTAGATATTTTAGATAACGGTGAAGTAAGCACTGATGATGCAGCTGACACACTAAAATTTGATACTCCTACTACATTACCTAGCACCCTTGCAGAAGAAGCAAAAGACCAGCTACAACAAAACAGAGATTTTGCTATAGCTGAAGTTACTCAATATATTGACGATAACTATCCAGCATTAACATATGATGTAGCAAAATGTGAAAGAGACGTAGGTTATATTGTTGATGCACTTAGTCATGATGTTCTTTATGGTGGTGATTTTGCTTCTATTGTAGCAGCACGTAGTTACTTTGTTGATGGAGTAAGCCAATTAGGTGCAGGAGAAGGACCCGCAACTATTGATGCTTACAATTATTTAGATACTATACTACAAGACATAGTGCAAGGTAACGCAATAGCACCTTTACAAGTTGATGTTGCACAAGACACTACAACTTATGATGCAGCAGGTGCAACAGAAGCAACAGCAGTATCTACAAACATAGCACATATCATTGGTGTTATTACCGCAGGCAATTTAAGTGGATTAGCTGCAGAAACTCTTCCTAGTATTACTTGGGCCGACGACATTTATCAAGATGCTTACACTGCAATTATTGCAGAAACTTCAACTGTGCAAGATAGTGTAGTTGATTTTATTGATGATAATTTTGTTAATTTTACATACAATGTTGCCAAGTGTGAAAGAGACACAGGATTGATAGTTGATGCACTAGTAAATGATTTAACCAGAGGCGGTGAAGAAGGAATACTAGAAGCACAAGGTGAGTACTACTATAACTATATTTCAAAATTTGACACAAGTGGAGGCTTCTTTGGCCAAGAAGCAATTACAAGAGATTCTTTAGGATATATTTCAACTATTGCCGGTAGGCTATTAATAGGAAGTTATACTAGTGGAGAGATATTACAGGACACAGGTGCAGCAGATTATGAAGCACCAGATTTACGAAACGGCTCTTCTTACAGTACCTGGGCAGCAGACACATTCTATGTAACAAATGATGTTGTGCAAAATGGTGCAAATTTTTATCGTTGTAAATTTGATCACACTTCGGTAAGTACAGCTGATTTTAATAATACTCAATTATGGGTACAAGTAAGTAGTCCTGTTTCAGTAACTGGTAACCTTGTTACAAAACTGATATTTGCATTCCAACCTGAATATAATCCACCAAAACGCAATGACGAAATGGATGTGTTCTTAATGAGCGATGCAACTATTGTTCGTAATGTTACTGTACAAGGACACGGTGGATTTATGTGTGTGCTTGATCCTGAAGGACAAATCTTAACTAAATCGCCATACATTCAGACCGCTTCAAGTTTCTCTAAGAGTGAGAATCAAAAACGCTTTAGAGGTGGTATGTATGTTGATGCTTTCGTAGGAAATATTCCAGCATACATTCCACAATTTATTGATCCAGACGGTGGAGGCGATATTAATGGTAAGGTTGATAACTTTACATTATGGATAAGAAGTAAGCCAGGTCAAGGCTTGTTTATACGTCCGCCAGAGCTACCATGTCCGTTTTATGTAGAAGGCAGACGTTATCAAGTTAATGCTATTTCAGACTATGACAGTGGAAACGGATGGGTAAAACTATACCTTGATAGAGGTTCAAACGACGGCGACGGATATGACGAAACACAGTTTGCAGACGGATTATACTACAGAGATTTATTCCTGCAAACAGCAGGTAACAGATCTATTCTAGGTAACGACTTTACACAAATTAACGACCTAGGTTATGGACTTGTTACAAACAATGGTGCTTTGTCAGAAATGGTGTCGATGTTCACTTATTACTGTCAGGTTGCATACTATGCTAATAACGGTTCAGAGATACGTTCGACTAACGGATCTAACGGTTATGGTAACTTTGGTTTAGTTGCTGAAGGTGCTGATCCTAACGAAATTCCAGATCAGGTTACACTCCGTGATCCAATGGTACAGCCTTGTAAAGCATTTACTACAACAACTTACACTAACGCATTTGACGAACCAAGTATCTATGTAACAGATCTACAATTTACACCTTCTGCTCAATCATTGATTACAATTTATCATCCTGTACTAGGACAAACATTAAACTATGTTATCCAAACTGTTTCTAATATTTCTGACTTAGACAATGATGGTGTTTTAGGAGAGAGCGGAGATGTTGTAAATTCGGGTGTTGAAACTGTTACTAACGTAGGAGCAGCTGATCCATCTAGGGCTGCTGGTACCTACGAAGGTGTGTCGGCAACAGGTGGATCCGGATCGGGTGCAACATTTAACGTTACAGTGTCCGGCGGTGGCGCTGCAATAGTAACAGTAAATCAACCAGGTTCGGGTTATCTTACCGGAGAAACATTAACTATTGCTGACGCAGACTTAGGTGCTGGCGGTGGCGCTGCTCTGACATTTGATACTGACTCAATATATGGCGGAACACTAGGTGCAGGAACATTTAGTAATGCTGTTTATAAGTTAGACTTAAGAGCAGACGATGTACAAGCAGATGACTTCTTTGGTACATTGCAAGAAACTGTAACTAACGGAACATTAATTGAATATAGAAACAATTACAATCATATTTTTGCAGGTACAGTAGATCCTGCAAGACTTGTTACTAGGCCATCAACTGCTATCAACTTTGACGAAAGTGACAATGTAACTTACCGTTCAGTAGCCTTTGTGGCAGCAGATGGATTGTCACAGCCTATCGGTGCAGATGAAATACAAACAACCTTTGAAATAGGATTTGATTTTGTTAATATGGAGATTTCCACTGCTAATCTCGGCGGTGGTCAAGGTAGTGCGCAAGGCGACACACAAATTGCTATTGCAGAATTAGAAGCGACTGATCAAACAAGGCTAGTTAGAGATATAGCCGGCAGAGAACCTGGAGATGCTGGATACTCTGGTGGTATGATATTTGTTTGGGAAGGTAAAACTCACCAAGTTACAGATTACACTGCACAAGTAGGTTATGCCCTTATTGATATATCAGATGTAGCAAGTACAAATATTAATAGTAGTTACAGTGGCTCAGGACTAAACGCAGGTATTCCTGCTAGTGTAAGAGACCTTTATGCAGGTCTTCCATCTGATGCTACAGCAGAAATCACTATTGCTATTTCATTGTGTAGAGCAACCGGACATGACTTTACACAAATTGGTACGGGCGGATTTAACGATTCTAACTATCCAAACGTTATCTTAGGTGATCCAGAAAATTCACTTGCTGAGTTTTACACAGACTCACCAGAAGCAACAACCGGACAAGTTTGGGAAAGACGTAAAGGGCGTGTGTTCTGGATGAGTACAGACCAATATGGTTTCTTCCGTGTTGGTAAGTTCTTCAGTGTTGATCAAGCAACAGGTGATATTACATTTGCTGGTGAGATTGGACTTTCAAACGCTAACTCACTGGGCTTTAAGAAAGGTGTTACAATTAGTGAGTTCTCAGCAGATGACTCAATGGCTGATGAATCAGGTGAAGCAGTACCAACAGAAAAGGCTGTTGTTAATTACATTAACAGAAGATTAGGTTATAACAGTGGTGGCCAGGTTAATCCTGCTCCGTTAGGAAACAGAATTGGCCCAGGTGCGATGATGCTCAATGGTGATAGTGCTATGGAAGGCACTATGGACATGGGTGCTAACCAAATCACAAACCTAGGCTTACCATTAACTGACGGCACAGCAGCAACTAATAAAAACTATGTTGATGCTAGAGTTAGAGAATATGATTCAATTGACAAGCTGAGAAATATAGAATTTAATAATGTAGCAGAAGCTGACTTAATACTTGCAACAGGTAAGCGTAGAGTAATAGTTTCTCCACCAAGTGGAGGCGTTTGGGCAGCAGCAGATACTATCACAGTAGGTTCTAAATCAGGATTGATTATTGACATTGAATCTGTAACTGATAATATTTTAGGCAGTGCCAGCGATGCTTATGCTGTTACTGTAGTTACATATAATGTTACAGGAACAGGAGACTTTGCTGAAGGCGAAACATTAACTAATGGTACTGCAACTGCAAGTGTGCTAGAAGATCCTGTAGATGAATTTGCAAACGCAAGCGAAGCAACTGCAAGTGATATTAATGTCACAGTATCTAGAACAGCAAGCGGCGCAGAATTTAATTTCCAATATGAAGCACTTTCATTAGAAAATGCAGACGTAAGCGAATCAGCAGCTATTGCACAAAGTAAGTTGGCAATGAACACTGCTGGTACTAGAGCAAACGCTACAGGAATAGCACAAAGTGATCTAGGACTTGCAACCTTCAAGAATACAGAATTTACACATACTAGTGGATTTGTTGAACTTCAAACAAGCTCAAGCACTTCAACTGGTATTGCTCCTGGTAAGTTACAACATCAAGCAACTGACACTGTATTAGGTAGAAGCGCAGCAGGCGATGGCGCAGTTAGTGCTATTTCATTTAGCACAGTGCTAGACGAAGGTGGTGCTGTAACTGACGGCGACTTCCCTGCTTACACAGGTAGCTCTAATCAAGCACTTATTAGAACTGCACAAGATACCTATTCAGTAACAAACATATCAGACGGAGCTGGCGGCAGTACTATAGCAAAGCGTAAATCAACAGGTGCAATCCAAGCAAACAGTTATATTATTGGCGGTGATGCTACTTATGAAATACTAACTGAAAGTTCAGGTACGCTAACACTAAAAACGCCTGCACAAGGTACAATTTTAAGTGCAGTTGGTGGAGGAGTAACTCCAAGTGTAACTTATCCAATTGTGAAAATACCGGGCAAGGTAGATGTTGGTAATACTGCAATTTCAGCAGAAAGTACATTCCAAAGTGGTAGTAGTTATACTGGGGAATCATTTGTTGCTACAGACTGGATTTATACAAAATTCATAGAAGCGAGCAATGAAAGAGACGCTAGTTCGACTGGTATTGCCCTAGGTGATGGCGGCGGATTTACTGATAGTGCTGCAGATACTATTTTGTTGATTACAGGTGGTAGTGAAAGACTAACAGTTAATGACACAACAGTAACAGTTAAACAAGGACTTGTTGTTGATGGTAGTACTAACTTAAAAGGTACAGTTACTATAGGTGATGCATCATCTGACTTGATAAGTGTAAATGGAAGATTTAATACCGACTTACTGCCAAGCACAGACAATGCAATCAATATCGGACAAGGTGGTGGAACACCATTACGTATCAACACTGTCCATGCTGTAACGTTTAGTGGTACAGCAACAACAGCTCGTTATGCTGACTTAGCAGAAAAATATCTAGCAGATGCAGCATATGAGCCAGGAACAGTTCTTGTATTAGGCGGTGATGCAGAAGTCACAACAACAAAAACTAAAGGCGACAAACGTGTAGCAGGTGTTGTTTCAACAAATCCAGCATACCTAATGAATTCAGAACTAGAAGGCGACAATGTAGTTGAAGTTGCACTTGCTGGTAGGGTTCCATGTAAGGTCTTTGGCACAGTTGCTAAGGGAGATATCCTAGTAGCAAGTGCAGTTCCAGGATATGCTATGGTTGATAATAATCCGGGTGTAGCATCAGTGCTAGGTAAAGCAGTTGAAGAAAAACTAGACAGTGGCAAAGGCGTCATTGAAATCGTAGTAGGAAGAGCATAATGGCAAAATTAACAGTTAATATTGGTAGTTCAGAAAACAAGGGCGATGGCGATCCAATACGTACAGCCTTTGATAAGATTAACAAAAACTTTAGCGAACTGTATGCAGGGAACTTTGCTGATCCAGAAAACATCGGAGTTACTTTTAAACCAGATGCGGATGGAAGTCAAGATTTAGGCAGTGCCGATAGACAATGGGGCGAACTACATGTCAAAGACTTTGTCTATATTGGCGGAGTTAGACTAAGTGTTGATGCAGCAGGCAATTTAGTTATTGGCGGAGGCGTCCTTGCTATACAAGACGTACAAGGTGACATTTTTGCAGACGATAGTACCAAAGTATTTGACAGTGCAACTGGAACATTTACTGCTAAATTTGAAGGACAGTTTAATGGTACATTTGCTGCCGATGATTCGACTATACTTATTGACGGTGTAAATGGAACTATTCCAGGGTATGTAAGTGTGGCAACTTTAAAATCAGTAGCTGCGGCAAGTGCAGACTTTACAGACTTCCAAGCAAGAATTGCAGCATTATAAAGCGACAGATAAATATAGTATAATAGGATTTAGAGAATGGCAAATAGATTTCCACTAATAGTTGATACAGACGACAGTAATAAAATTAAAGAACTTCCAACCGGAGACAACTTAGATATTACTGGCGGAGGGATTACTGGCGCAAGTTTTATATCTACAGATCAACTAGTAGTAGATGGACAAACTATAACACCATTTACAGGTAGCTGGAACGATTTAACAGATAAGCCTGTTATCCCTGCAGATGTTGTACAACTTGCAGATTCAACTAACTTGTTAGATCATTTTAGCGGAAGCTGGAATGACTTATCAGATAAGCCTGTTATCTTTAGTGGTGATTATAACGATTTAACAAACAAGCCTGTTGTGCCAACAGATGTTAATCAACTAGGTGATGTTGATAATTTGTTAAACACAGTTACTATTATTGACTGGCCCGATATAACTAGCAAACCTACTACAATATCCGGATTTGGAATTACAGACGCATACACTCAAACAGAAACTGATACTTTACTAGATAATAAAGTTGATAAAAACAGTACGTTTATTGGAGATATGCGAGGAAGTATAATAGGAGAAGACAGTACAATTATTGTCGATTCTACCAGTAGAACTATAAGTGCAAGTTCTATTACAGCTGATTTATTTACAGGCAGATTGGATGGAAACGTAGAAGGTTATGTGTATGGCACAGACGGAACAACAATTCTAGTTGATGGTAATACAAATTCTGTGCCATGGGATATTTTGCAAAAAACGTCTCCTATAAAAGCATTTGGCATCATTCAAGCCAACTCTGGCGGAACACCGACACTAGATGGTGAATACAATCTTGCAAGTGTGGTTCGTGATAGCACAGGAGTTTATACAATAAGTTTTGATACAGACGTAGGTGGAACCTATTTGGTACAGGTAACTGCTAGAACAACAACAGCAGGTAATGCGCTTTCAGCATTAGCATTTACAACTTCGTTGAGTAGTTTTGTTGTTAAAACTTTCAATGCTGGCGGTGCCTTAAACAACAATGTGTCATTTGCAGTAACAGTAATAGGACTAGGATAACATGGCAATACGAGTAATAAACATAGGATCAATTGCAAACGACGGTACAGGTGATGATCTTCGCACAGCGTTTGATAAAATAAATGACAACTTTGAAGAATTAGATACAAGATTTCCTGCTGCAACAACCGGAGTAAATTTAGGTGCCATAGGCGAAGGTTTGTTTGTAAGTGCAGAAAACAGTGTTTTAAGTTTTAAAAAAATTGTAGCAGGAAATAATGTATCGCTTGCCAGTGCTGCTGAAAACGTTACTATCAGTGCAACTGGAGGATTAGATACACTCTTAGTTGTAAGTGATGGTGGAAGTGTAACAGTTGAACGTGGTCAATCAATGGCTATTAATGGCGGCTTAGGAATAGTAACTTCTGCTTCAGGTCAAAACATAATTGTTGATGCATCTGACGGTGTGCTTGCCGCAGACGGAAATCCTACTTTAAGTGCTACCCTTGATGCTGATAACAATAATATTGTAAATGCTGGACAGATTACAGCAACACAATTTAATGGTCCTTTAGAAGGATTAGTGTATGGCATAGACATACGAACTATTTCAGGATTTTACGAAGATTTCGACTTTGGAGAAATCATCGTTCCTAATTACACATCAATTATTGAATGGCTTCAACGTGAAGTAGATGTTGATTTTGGTACATTTATTGCGCCAGGATTAGTGTTTGGAACTGTGGATGGAGGAACGTTTGTATAAGTTTTTCCGATAAATATATTAAACAGGATTTACTTAATGGCAAACTTTTGGACACAACCTTCTAGAACAAAATTAGCAATACTGCAAGAAACTGTCACAACTACGGTTAATTTGCCGTTGTCAGAACCTACTGCAACAACACAAGTTATAAGTGGCAATTTGCCAGCAGGCATGCGTCTAAGAAATAATATCATAGAAGGCACTCCTTATGAAGTTGCAAGGAATACTGATTATACTTTTGTAGTACGAGCTACTTACAACAACCAAATAAGCGACAGAACTTACATAATAGAAGTACAGGGTGCAGATGAACCTGTATGGGAAACTGATGAGGGTCTATTACCTATAGGTAGTAATAACACTTATTATATTTTAGATAGCGCACCAGTAGATTTTCAGTTAGTTGCAATTGACACAGATACAGCAGCAGGACAAGAACTAGAATATTATATAGGAAGTAAAGACGGAACACTGCCTCCAGGTATATCACTTACCTCAGATGGAAGATTAGTAGGCATTGTAGATCCTATTCTTGCTATTGATAAACGTACTGGCCAAGGCGCTTATGACACAGCAGCTTTTGATTCAGACAATAACCCTTACGATTTTGGTATTAAACCGTCTAATGGTTTTGACAGTTTCTTTTATGACGCTACCATTTATGATCTTAGCATACCTTCACGTAGTCCAAAAAAATTAAATAGATACTACGAATTTACAGTAAGTGTTAGTGACGGTGATACTATTGCTAGACGAACATTTAGAATTTTTGTCGTAGGAGATGATTTCCTACGTGTAGATAACACCATCATGCAAGTTGGAACTGGTGTATTTACAGCAGACAACACTCACATCAGAACACCAATTTGGCTGACACCTAGAAACTTTGGTTACAGAAGAGCTAACAATTATGTTACTCTTTATCTCGATATTATAGATCCAAATACTTTGTCAGGTGTTGTTTCCTATACACTTAAAACAGTTAATGATGACGGTACTCCTAGTGTTCTTCCTGAGGGTATGGTACTAGATGCTACTACAGGAGAAATAGCAGGTAGAGTTCCATATCAACCTAGTATCAATAGAGAGTACAAATTTACAGTTACAGCAACAAGATACGGTCCAACAAGTACTTCTGAGTTTGTTACCATTAGATTGTTAGAAGATGCACAGGTAGGATCTTCTAGAATAAAAATTGTTAAAAACCCTGATTTAGATTTA